CCGGAGACCAAACAACTCCAGATGGATGGTTGTTTGCAGATGCACGTTGGGGCACAGCAGGTTCTGATACATCACCTGCTGATATCACAGATCTATTAACCAGTGATTATCTAGATCCAGATGCTCCTGATCCTGCACTATACCCACGTGGTATGAAGTTATGGAATCTACGTCGAAGTGGATTTAACGTTAAAAAATATGTAGCATCACATTTAAATCTTGATGCTAACAGCGGAAATAATGCACGTTTTGGTGATGAAGATATGGCAACATACTCTGCAGACCGTTGGATTACAGCAAGTCCTAACGATGCAGTAGGTCGTGGCAGCTTTGGTCGCCATGCTCAACGCGGCTTTGTAGTCGAAGGATTAAAAGGCCTAATTGATGCAAATCAAAGTATTCGTGACACTGATACTGTGATCTTTAATTTGATTGCCGCACCAGGTTATCCAGAAGCTATTCAAAATATGGTTGCATTCAACGCAGACCGCGGCCAAACAGCATTTGTTGTTGGAGATACACCATTCCGCCTAGCACCTACAGGAACAGCATTAAATGCTTGGGGTAGCAATCAAGCCCTAGCATTTGACAACGGTGATGACGGTGCAGTAAGCTATGACGAATACATGGCCATGTTCTATCCAAGTGGATTCACTAATGACAACCTAGGTAACTTTATTGTGGTACCACCAAGTCACATGATGTTGCGTACTATTGCTCTAAGCGATCAACGTAGCTTCCAATGGTTTGCACCTGCTGGTACAAGACGCGGTGGTGTTGATAATGCAACCAGCGTTGGTTATCTAGTAGACGGTGAGTTTAAAACAACTGCACTACCACAAAGTCTGCGTGATGTGTTGGCAGGAGTTAAAATTAATCCTATTGCAACAATTCCAGGTGCTGGCATTGTTAACTTTGGACAGTACACTCGTGCTAGAAATGCATCAGCATTAGATAGAATTAACGTTGCACGTTTAGTAGCATACTTACGTAGACAATTATCATTGTTGGTCAAACCATTCTTGTTTGAACCCAATGACAGAATCACACGTAACGAAATTAAACAAGCAACAGAAAGTTTCCTATTAGAGCTAGTAGGACAAAGAGCACTGTACGACTTCTTAGTAGTTTGTGATGACACAAACAACACACCTACAAGAATTGACCGTTCAGAACTATGGTTAGACATTGCTATTGAGCCAGTCAAGGCAGTAGAGTTCATTTACATTCCTCTACGCTTGAAAAATACTGGTGATATTGCTGCCGGACTATAATAGGTAAATATACAGGACAAGGAGCAAATAAGATGGCAATTGCAAGTTTAAGCAGATTTACAGTTCCGCTACCAAGTGGCGGACAGAGTAATTCATCACAGGGTCTTCTAATGCCAAAGCTGAAGTATCGCTTCAGAGTATCATTAGAAAATTTTGGAGTTACTAAGCCTACTACTGAACTTACTAAACAGGTAGTATCTGCACAAAGACCACAGGTTCAATTTGAAAATCAAGTAATTCACGTTTACAATAGCATGATTAACTATGCAGGCAAGCATACATGGCAACCAATGACACTGAGCGTTCGCGACGATGTTGGAGGTAACATAACAAAACTAGTTGGTGAACAACTACAGAAACAATTTGATTTCTTTGAACAAGCCAGTGCTGCATCAGGCGCTGAATATAAGTTCTTAACAAGAATTGAAATGTTAGATGGCGGTAACGGCGATAATGCAAACTGGGCTCCTAATGTTTTAGAAACATGGGAAGTTTATGGTTGCTATCTACAACAGGTTAACTACAACGAGTTAGCCTATGCAGAAAGCACACCGATGGAAATTGCATTAACAATTCAATACGACAACGCACTACAGGTAGGCCCATCAGGTCAGCCTCTAGGACTTGGAGCAACAGTTGGAAGAACTCTAAGTTCTCTAGCTACAGGTTAAACAACCTAATTAAAAGAAGCCCCGTAATTGGGGCTTTTTTTATGACTAAATATTGCTATGGCAAATGCATTTACCAATTTTTTAGGACAGGTTGTAAACAGTCCCACTCAACTCAAAGACTATTCTCACGCCAGTAGACTCTACGTTGATGATTATTTTAGACTAGCACCTAAAGCAGGATTTTTATATTATGTTGTGTTTAACATCAATAGAAATGCTAATCCTATTATTGAAGAATATATAGGACGCAATGGTCAAGAATTAGGATTGTTAGTTAAAACTATTGATCTTCCTAAATATAAAATGGCAACAGAAACAATCAATCAATACAATAAGAAAACTATTGTACAGAGTAAAATTGATTATCAACCTGTAAACATTTCTTTTCACGACGATCATAATAACACTACTACCGGTATGTGGAAGGCCTATTATAACTATTATTTTGTTGATGGAAAAAACACCAGCGGTCTAACAACTCCTCCGGGATACGCTAAAGATTCAAAATATAATAAACCCGGAGCCAGCGTTAGTGAAAGCACAAGTTTTGGTTTAAACAACGGTCAAACAGGTCCGTTCTTTGAATCGATTGAAATTTATCAACTAAATCGTAAACAATTTACAGCGTTTATTTTAGTCAATCCTATCATAACAGATTACAGTCATGATCAAATGGATCAATCTCAAAGTAAAATGCTTGAAAACAAAATGACCGTGATATATGAAACTGTATTGTATGGCACAGGCGTAGTTAAACAAGATAGTCCTGCAGGGTTTGCATCAATACATTACGACTCAACTCCCGGACCGTTGAGTATATTTGGCGGCGGTAATAATAGTTTGTTTGGACCAGGCGGTATTATACCCGGTGCCGGAGAAATTTTAGGTGGTGGTGGTAATACTAGTCCATTAGGATTATTAAAAACCGCTCGGGGTGTTTCTAATATTGCAAGAAATGTAAAAAATGTTTCTAAAGCCAGTATTATGTCAGAAGGTTTTGGTATTTTAGATAAAGTAGCTCGAGGACAAAAATTAACTGACGTGTTATCTGGCACTAGTTCAAAAGGTCTAGCACTAGCAACATTGCCTGGAGAACGTGCTACAACTGCTATACCAAAAAATACTGCCGCTGACGGATTAGCAAAAGCAATTAGTGGAATAACTGATAAAGTTAAAGATTTGGGCAATAAATTAGGTGACAAGCTCAAAGGTCTACTACCTTCACAAGTACCAACAACTAAAGCAGCACTGTCTACTTTACAGCAAGAACAAGTTGCTATTGCCGCTGACATCGAATCAAGAATAGCTGCCAATCAAATTATCAAAGATGAACTAATACCTCAGTTAGACGCGGCTCAGGCAGTAAATGACAGTGATCAAGTGGCATCTATCTACAGCCAACTTGATGCCGCTGATTATACTGATCCAGATAAATTAACAGAACAACTTAATTCTGTAAACTCAAATATTGAAACCCTTGATGTTATGATTGCAGAAGCAGCGGCAATTGAAACACCAAATTCAACATTATCAGTTGAAGACATTGATCTAGGCGTAGCAGAAGAAGATGTATACGATGTAGGGTCAAATCCAGACTTAGTAACACAGATTAACAGAACCTATACAGAGAACACAGGTAACACTCCTCAATTTTACGTATGATATACAGCAATTTACCTCCAGCTACAGCCACTGAATCCTCAAGTGATTTAACCAATAAAGCTCTATCTCAATATAATGATGTGCCTGTAGAACTTGATCATAATGTTATGACAGCTATGATTGGTATGTTAGAAAATCGTGGATTCTCAAATGACTCTGCTGAATCGATTTCTATAACTATAATGATACAAGCACGTCGAGACGGTTATAATCCTATAACTGTTTTAGAAAGTATGAAGAAACTCGGCGAAAATGATCTTAGTCAACTTTTGTCAGAAATATTAAACTACAATAGGTTAAAGACCAGTGTGTTAGGCAGTGTGCAACAAATTACACCTGTAGACAATGTCAAAAGAAACATAGTAGCATGAGAGGCGCCGCTAGGGGAAAGTTTACTCCCAAGAACCCAGAAAAATATCAAGGATTATCTGACCCTACTTACAGATCAAGTTGGGAATTTACTTTTATGACATTCTGTGATAACAATCCTGCCGTTGAGCACTGGGCCAGTGAAAGCGTTAAAATACCCTATAGAGATCCCCTAACAGGAAAGAACACAGTTTATGTTCCTGATTTTTTAATTGTTTATATAGACAAAAATCAAAAGAAACATGCAGAGCTGATAGAAATTAAACCAAAGAATCAAGCAGTCAGAGAATCAGTTGGCAAAAATCCGCACAATCAAGCAGCCTATATACGTAATATGGCAAAATGGGAAGCAGCTCAAGCATGGTGTAAAAAGTTTGGTGTAAGATTTCGGGTAGTCAGCGAAGATGATATTTACCACTCTGGTGGTAAAAAACGATAAGTAGTTTTATGACTAAGAAACTTGAAGAACTTTTTAACCTACCTCAAGAACAAGAACCCGTGGTTACTGCGGCTGAGGTAGAATCTCCGCCAATAATTTCATTAGAAGAAAAGCTAGAACAATTTGATAAAATTTCTGCTGCTCTGCCTAGAGTAAAAGGTCTAGGAGATATCAGCGATGCGGAATTAGATGAACTGGCCAACAAAGCAGAACAGGCCTACGATGACATATTAAATTTAGGCATGAATGTAGAAGCACGATATAGTGCTCGTATGTTTGAAGTAGCAGGTAATATGCTTAATGCGGCAATTACTGCCAAGAGTGCAAAGATTGACAAGAAGCTAAAAATGGTTGAGCTACAACTTAAAAAGTATGCCGTAGATAAAAAGAATGGTGATCAAGAACAAACTGCTATTCAAGCAGAAGGATACATTGTTGCAGACCGTAATAGCATCCTAGAAAAACTTAAAAATATGAATAAATAAAGCATAGGAAAACCACTATGAGATCATTTAAAGAATACCTTACAGAATCAGTTAGAAAATTCGACTTTAAAATTAAAGTCGCACAAGAGTGTACCTCTGAAGATGAAACAAAACTAAAAGGCCTATTAGAACGTTTCAGCGTAGCTGATTTCAAGAAAACTGGTAAAACACCAATACAGCAATTGCCTTTAGATTTCCCTCAAGTTCAAAACACAGAAGTTCACATTTACGAAGTATCACTAAACTATCCAACAACACCACAAGAACTATTAGAATATCTAAGCTCAGGAATGGGCATTAATAAAGCTAATCTTGTAGTGCGTAATCCTAGAGAGCCCAGTGAAGAATATCAGGCAGAGCACACTCCACGTGAAGGTGCTTTGTTAAACGACGGTGAATACAAAGAAGCTCAAAATGCCAAACACAGTGAATATTTTGGCAACGAATACAATACAAAATTTTTACAGAGTTTAACCGCAGATCTTAAAAAGATGCGTGAAGCAAGAGGCGAAGTTATTCCTAACACAGCAGATGGAAAAACAACCAACGAAATCCCTCAAAACAATAAAAGTCCGATACAACAATCGAACTACGACCCAAGGAAGAAATAATATGCAAATGATAGACGTATTGAAAAGATTGGCCGAACTGGATCAAGGTAATCCTAATGTAGTTAATCCTATGACAAAGCCAGTTGAAGTACAACCCAAAGTTATTGCCGAAGGTCGTGAAGTTCAACTTAACTTACCTGAACCAGGTCTAGACGATCTTAGAAAATTGTCAGGACGCAAAACTCTAACAGAGTCTGCTATTGCAGAATGCGGTATGCCTACTATGGGAGCACCGATGCCTAGTATGCCGGCAAGCATTAATATGAGTGCAGGCAGTGCCAACGAAATTGTTTCTATGGTACGCGGTATTATGGATCTTGCCAAAGGTGATGTTCCTAGTCAATCAATGATGCCTACAATGGGTGCAGACATGCCTAGCCTATTACCAGGCTTCGGCGGCGTAGGTGAACCTGATCTAGACTTAGATACTAATGTTGATACGCTAAACAAAGCACAAGGTGATAGAGACAATGATGGCGATCACGACATGGGCGATCATGCCGCAGAACCTGGAATGGGTAGCGATGATGAAATCATGGATTTGATTAAGAAAATACGCACAGGCGAACCAGTTAAAATTAAGACAGACATGCCTGTAAAAGTCAGCAGTGACGAGCCTATTAAAGGTCGTACAGATCAACAGGCGAATGTTGACAGTGATGACAAGCCAGAAGATGAAGGATTACTAGGTACTATGCTCGGAGGAGCCGCAGGAGCCGCACTAGGTGGTCCTTTGGGTGCTGCTGTTGGAGGTGCTGCTGGTGATTCTATCACTGGTGATAACGAAGAAGAAAGTTCAGAAGTACCTGGCAAGGCTAGCACAACTCCGAACGATCCAACAGATCCAGGTAGATACGATCCTAAGAAAGGTGTGTTTGTACCTAATACACCTGGTCAAGGTGATCGCATGGACGGCGTTATGCCAAAAGGGAATCCAGAAAAGAAAGACGAATCTTCAAATCCTTTAGCAGCATTTGAATCAAAGCTAATGAATGAATACAGAAAGTTTGTTGAAGAAGGCCACCCGCGACGAGCATGACAAATATGCTAAGAAAAAATGATATTTAAAAAGACCAAATAGCCTCTTCGGAGGCTATTTTTTTCAGTAAATAATAATATGGCAATGAACAAATTTGATACACTGGTAAAGAAACCTCACACCACACAAAAGTGGACAGAGCAAGATATTGAGGACCTAATGAAATGTCAGGACATGACTACTGGTCCTCATTACTTCATGGAGAATTTCTTTTATATTCAGCATCCTACAAAAGGTAAGTTAAAGTACGAAGCATTTGAATATCAGAAACGACTAATTGACAGTTATCACGATCATCGATTCAATGTAAACTTACTACCACGTCAGACAGGTAAAACAACCACAGCCGCAGGCTATCTGCTATGGTTTGCTATGTTTATTCCTGATAGCACAATTCTTGTAGCAGCTCACAAATATACAGGTGCTCAAGAAATTATGAGTCGTATACGTTATTCATACGAACTTTGTCCTGATCATATTCGTTGCGGAGTTAAGAGTTATAACAAACAAAGTATTGAATTTGACAACGGTTCACGTATTGTAGCACAGACTACTACACCAACAACAGGTCGTGGTATGTCTTTATCATTACTATATGCTGATGAGTTTGCATTCGTTGAACCTAATATTGCTACAGAATTCTGGACTTCTATTTCGCCTACACTGGCCACAGGTGGTAAAGCTATTATTACTTCAACACCTAACAGTGACGAAGATCAATTTGCTCAAATCTGGAAAGAAGCTAATAAAAAGTT